GGTTTGGTTATTCCTGATGAAGAGGATCCAGATGCTTATTGCGCTGGTCTGAAACAAGACTTAATAACTCAAAACCTTATTTCGGAAGATCCAGAGAGTGTAAAAACAGCAAACGCAAAGAATGTTGAAGAGGCTTCTGATGCGTTGCTGGAATCAATTATTGTTAAATAAATCATTTTACAATGAAACGAACAAAAATCTCATTTGTCGGTGAAAAACCGATTTTCACAGGCAGTCCGCAAATTGTACCAGGCGGTTTTAATCTGGATCGGGAGAAACAGCGTTTTTCTGTAGGTGATATTATCCCTGCCGGAACACTCGCTATTTTCGATGAAGTTACAAGAAAGGTACAGATTGTAAAAACAGCGAAGGTTAAAGCTATCGGCACAAAGGATAAGAAAGTTATCACTTTGTATTCAAATGGCTATTGTTCACCCTGCTTTTCTGTTGGAGATAAGCTGTTACAAGCTAAATCCGTTAATGGAACTTTTGAAGATGCTCCTTCTATTGTGTCTATTGAAAAGCCTGGTGTGTCAAACGCTCCGTATGTAATTACACTTTCTGCCGAGATCTCAGGTTTGGCAGTAGATGATGTGCTTGTAGAGGTTGTTGAAAGCTCTACTAATGCTGCTGTTATTGGTGAACCTAACTCTTTAACAATCGAAGAGGTTACTGTAAAAGAGTTTGAAACAGCCATAGATGTTACAGAGGACACTATGCAATATGCTGTAATGGAAAGACGTGTTTTGCCTATTCCCGACAGCATGAAGGATAGCACGAAACGCTATTTAAAAGCGAACTCTCACATTCGATTGTCGCAAACTTATTAAAAGGAGGTGCTAAATGAAATCTATTTATTCAACTTTTACTGGTTTGTTTAAAGATGGCAAACCTATTGATTTTCTCGCAACGTGGAAAAAGACACTGGATAAGGCTTCAGAACGTGAAGTAGCATTGTTCCAGAAAACTTATTCGGATGAGTGGTTTGATTGGGAGGCTCCGCAACTCTCTTTGAGAGCTGAGGGTATTATGGGCAAATATCATTTGCGTGTGATGGCAACCCTGATCGGTGATGAATCCCCCACTCCGTTAAGACGTTCTGACGGTTTTGATATTTGGAATGAAGAAATTCCACGTGTCGGACATAAGTTCTTTATGAAGGCTTCCACTTACCGCAAGTTGCTGGAAGTTTATAAATCTCCGTTCTTGAAAGACGGTCAAAAGGTTAAGCAGATTGAAAAGACTTTGCGTAACGATGTGGAAAACGCTTATCTGGGCTGCAAAGATACTGCTGATTTTATGATTCTGAAAGCTATATCAAACTTCGGTGTTTGTCGTTTCATTCCTTCTATCAACAACCCTGGTGGACGTGAGTTTGAAATTGATTACCTGATGGATGAAGCTAACAAACTCGTTTCAGCCTTATTGTGGAATGACGCTAACTCAAAAGCTGGCAAGTTGGATATTATTCTAACTCTTACCATGATCGTTACCTTGTTCAAAAACAAAGGTGTCGTATTTGAAGAGTTACTGATGGCTCCTGAACTGCTTGCATTTATCCGAAGAGATATTACAATTCGAGAAGCAGCCTACGGTAAGGACAAATCCGGCAAGGTTGTTACTATCCCAGACTTGAACACCTTGTTTGCTGATAACGGTCTGCCTAAAGTTCGTGAGATCACCCGTCTTGTGGGTATTGAAAAGGACGGAGAACGTGAGCCGTTAGATCCCTGGAATCACAATATGATTGTATTTAAACCTGCTGGAAAGATTGGCTTTATCCAGCCTTCTATTGAAGATAACGAGCTGTTTGAAGAGGACAATGTAGATTACATGAATGCTGGTAACGGTATTCGTATAGCCAAATGGCGTACTGGTGAATCTACAGGGCAAAAGGCTGGTGAATATACACAAGGATCTGCCCGTTTGATCCCGGTTATCACTGAAATTAACGGTATTGTCTGCTTGCAAGTTAGAGGCTTTGAAGAGCCGGAAGAAGCAGTAGAGGGAGTAACTTTTTATACGAAAGAACAATTCGATCAGAAGGCAGCAGCAGCTTCTTTGGTCGGCTAAAAACGATGCAATATGGTAACATTAAAAGTATTAAAGAAGTTCCAAGATAAGGACAACAAGGAGAAAATTTACCAAGTTGGTGAAACTCTATCAACAAGCGATTTGGATCGTGTAAATAATCTTGTTTCACGAGGAATTTGCAGTATTTCTGCTATCAAGGAGGCTAACAAAGAAGAAAATAAACCCGAAAAAATTAGCCTTTTTGATAAAGAGTTTGAAATCGGTGCTGTAAAAGGTGCTTTGGCTGAGATTGGCGTTTCAATCAATAAAAATGCTGGCGTTCAAGCAATCACCAACAAACTCGGTGAACTTACAGAAGAGCAAAACAAGGCTCTTTCTGAAATCTTATGTAAAGAGTAACCTATGACGAATTTAGACGCTATCCGTGCTTTATGCACTAAAATATGTTCCGGCTTCTACCCGGATCAGAATGTACTTGAATTTACCCTTTTGGATAATGGTATAGATCCTTCTAAAAACTTCATCCCCAAAGATGTTGAACTGGTGAAGGCTGCTATCAGTGTCGTTAAGGGAATGACTGAAAACAGCCATTCGGAAAGTGGAATTTCTGACGGGTGGGATGCGGATCGTATTAATAAAAGTATCTCCGCTATTTGTCGGGAGTACAATATAGATAGCTCTGATTTTGTCGAAGAATCTTCTGTATCAGACGGTTCTAACCAATGGTAAGTTATGCAATACAACGGAACAATACAGTATAAGGTTTTATCTGGTGGCGGTTTGGATGGTAACGGTGAGCCGATTATCTCTACCGTATCATGGAGTGAGCCTATACGTTGTCTGTACAAAACGGTAAAGCATAGCAACACGATCTATCAACAAGGTAAGTTTACTGATAAAAGCTATGAGATCCTAATTGAAAGTAGGGATTTTCAAGCTGATACGGTAAAACTTACCAATGATAGAACACAGTTTTTGGGTGAGTTTGAAGTACAGGATATTGAGTTTGTTAATCGCTCAGGAAGAGTAAAGATTACGGTTTGATGGGATTCACGAAGAAAACGCCGGATAGTGCTTTTAGCAACTTTCTTGATGATACCAAGAAAGCCGTTATAGGTAGAGCTATTAAGGTTTTTATCTATGTCGGTGAAGCGTGTCTGAAAGAAGCCCGTTTAAACGGCAACTATACAGACAGAACGGGAAACCTTAGAAACTCTATCGGTTATGCCGTACTTTTTAATGGTGAAGTTATGGAAGAAAGTGCTTTTGCCAACACAAAAGGTGGGCAAAACGGAAAGAAGCATTTGGATAGCTTGAAAAAGAACTATCAAAACGGTATTGTCTTGATTGTATCTACTGGAATGAGTTACGCAGCTTATGTAGAAGCCCGTAATTATAATGTCCTTACTTCTTCCGAACTGCTGGCTAACAAACTTGTACCTCAGATTATGAAACAATTAGGCTTTGAAATGAAATGAATAAGACAGGTGATGAAATAGAGCTGGACGTTTTCAACATTATCACAAACAGCCAACTTGCAAAGGAAATAAAAGGTAACGTTTATCGTGAAGGAACACGAGATCTAAACCCTATGGAAGAGGATATAATTGTATCGTTTCTTACTGGTTTGGATGGGCAGTTTCAAACTGGCTCCGTAACGGTAAATATTTATGTTCCCGACAAAGACAATGGCAGTAAGGTATTGGTTAAAGATGTTGGCAGATGCCGTTATCTGGCACGCAAAGCCGATGAGGTTGTTAGATCCTTGAAACCTACTGATTACAGATTTTCTTTAGGTGCAACAATTAAAAGCTACAAAGCAGAAAAGGTAGCTATGCACTTTGTAAACATAAAGATCAATTTTGAACTAAAAACATTTTAAGTTATGGCAAACAGTGGTATTACATGGGGTAAACCCCTGGTCGAATTTGGGCTAACTGGTGCTGAAGATGCAGCTCCTTCCAGTTTCAAAACAATGCCCACAGCCGAAGAAAATACAGTTCTTCTTACAACTGTAAAAGGAAGTGCGCAAGAATTGTACGGAGAAGGGCATGAACTGGTAGCTCGAAAAATGCAAAAGTCTTATAAGCAGCTTGCTATGAGTGTGTTTATTCCTTCTGACACAGAGGATCCTATTCCGGAAGAGGACGGAGTTGTAAAAGATGAATATGCAGTACGCCTTACTCCTGAAGATGATACGCTGGATGGATTCATCATGCGTAAATGCTCTGTTGAGGTTGAAGAAGAATGGTCGTCCGCAAAGGGTAAAATGCTAAAATACATCTTTAGCTCATTGAAGCCCAAGACGGGTAAAATGATTGAGAAGTATAAAAAAGCAGAATCATTATCTGTAGGTTAATTGAACTATGAACAAGGGAAAAGACAACATAGAAGGGCTTGTGTCTGATACGATCTTACAAAAGCCGTATTCTATACAGATAGGACAAGAAACATACGAGGTTGCACCTCCTTCTATTGCTACTCTTATCCTTGCCTCTGAACTTATTTCTCAGCTTCCTAAAGTAGAGTTAGATAAAAGCCTGGTTACATTTGAATCGCTCCGTATTGCGAAAGATTGTAAGGTTTTAGGCGATATTGTAGCTACTCTCATTTTAGGAGCTGAGAATATAACTACAGAAGCAACCGTAGTTCAAAAGTCTTTATTCGGTTTGGTACGCACACGCAAAAAGGTTACGATTGATAACAAGGCTGTTTTATCCGATAAGATCTTGAAACAACTTTCACCAAGTAAAGTGAACGCTCTTACCCTAAAAATCATAAACAGGATGGAGATAGGAGATTTTTTCGGGCTTACCGCTTCCCTGATAGAGATAAACCTTCTCAAACCGACAAAAGCAGGGGAAGCGGATCCGAAGGAAACGATAGCATCTGGGCGGTAGTAGCAGGAATGGCAAAGGCTTATAATCTGACTTTTGATTATATCCTATATAAAATGAGTTTTGCCAATGTTCGTCTGTATAATGCGGTTCTGCCTTCTTTCTCAGCAAAGAAGGATGGTAAAAAAGATACTGGCATTATTCTAAATGGTGATGATCCCAATAATCAGGATGCAGTAAATAACGCAATATTTGACGTAAACGAAGATGAATAACAACGAAGGTACAACATGGTGGGCTTTAGGATTGGATAACGCCAAATTTGAAAGCGATGTGGCGAAATCTAACTCTCTTTTCCGAAGCATAGGCAACACAGCCGAAAAGGAAGGTAGCAGGATAGACAATATTTTCCGTAAAATAACGGTTGCTGCAACTGGATTTTTCACGGCTCAACAAGCGTTGGGATATGCTCAGAAGATAGCTCAGGTAAGAGGCGAATACCAACAGTTAGAAGTTGCCTTCAATACCATGTTGGGCAGTAAGGCTAAAGCTGATGCTTTAATGACACAGCTTGTTAATACTGCTGCTAAAACTCCGTTTGATCTCGTTGGTGTGTCAAGTAGCGCAAAACAATTACTTGCTTATGGTATAGCTGCTGACAAAGTGAATGACACTTTGGTACGGTTAGGAAATATCGCTGCTGGCTTATCTATTCCATTACAAGATATAGCCTGGTTATACGGTACAACCATGACACAAGGCAGGCTATATGCTGAGGATCTTAACCAATTTACGGGTAGAGGTATTCCGATGATTCGTGAATTAGCTAAAGAGTTGGGCGTAGCAGAAAATGAAGTTAAGGCTTTGGTTTCCGAAGGAAAGGTAGGATTCCCCGAAGTTCAGAAGGTTATAGAAAACCTTACAAATTCTGGCGGTATGTTCTACAACCTGATGGAAGAGCAAAGTAAGACTATTACGGGTAAGATCTCCAACATGAGCGATGCTATTTCTGTAATGCTTAACGAAGTAGGGAAAGCTAACGAGGGAACAATCAATTCAATACTGGAAACTGGTATCTCCGCTATAGAGAACTACGAGGCTATCGGTGAAACTATACAAGAATTGATTGTTACTTATGGCTTGTACAAAGCTGCTGTAATTTCAGTTGCTGCTACAAAAAATGCCGTTACTACCATTAAAGCCACTGGAGAAGCTGAGGAACTAAGCAAATTGCTTACTGTAGAGCAGCAAGCAGCCATTTCAAAGCAGAATTTAACCAAAGGCACGTTAGAGTATGCAACTGCCGTAAAAGCTGAAATGGCAGCAAATATAGAGGCTCAAACCGCAGCTTTAGCCAAAGCTCGT